GGCCATCACGCTCCCACTGGTTGTTTTCCTTCACGTATAAGGTTTCGCGCTTGACGTCGCTACAATGGACCGGTCTCTTGTATAGGTCGGTTTTCTGGAGGTTGTCGATGAAGATATTCGACATGCCCTCGACATAGCCAAGCCGGTTCATATTCTCCATGTCGGTCATGTTCAACTGGATTGAATTCACAAAATCCTTCATGTTCATTGCGTCCTTACACTTTTCGTTGAGGAACATATTCATGTTGAAGGTATTGTTGTTGTTATTGGTGTTATTATTATTACTATTGGTGTTTATTGTGCTATTACTAATGCTTGATTTTTCTGCCAGTGATTTTATTATTTTCATCATCTCTCGATTATCTTTTAATAATTCCATAAACATTTCTTTGGATATCACAATATTCTCCGGTTCTTTTTCTTTTTGATTTACGGTTGTTTCACTTGATGATACATGTAATGAATCACACGTTCGTTTATGCTTTGCCAGACTCGAATGATGAATATATTTCTTACCACATTTACAAATATACGTATTGGATGTTTCGGAGATTTTTTGAGCGTCATGTAGTCGAATATGCTTGTTCGTAACAATATGTCGATTAAACTCGGTTTGTTTAAAGCATGTAAAGTCACACTTTTCGCATGAAAATTTTGGAGTTTTTTTGGAGTTTTTTTCGGTAGCCATTGATATAAATACACCATACAAAAATTATTCTAAATGGACGTGAATGCCTTCAACAAACCAAACCCCAAAAAAGTTCAGTCACAGTTTTTTAGGGCTAAAAATGCGTTTTGTGAGCATAATGGTCACAACCCTGTTTTTTGGTGTTTTGAATTTCGCGTTTAAAATTAACGGCGCGCTAACAGCAAAATGGACATTTTAAAAATGTCCAAAAACCATGTAGTCAAAATCTCTCGTTTTTTCTTGCCTTCGGCCATTTTCAAACGAAATATTTTCGGCGGTTTTGTCCTTGAAACATGATTTGGCGGATGCCAAGAATCCAAACTTTTGAAAAAAACCTGTTTTTGAAGCGAATATTTTCGGCGGTTTTGCCCTTGAAACATCAATTTCCGATTCCCATGAATCCAAACTTTTGAAATAAAACCCGTTTTTAAACGGAATATTTTCGCCGGTTTTGTCCTTGAAACATAAAATCCCATCCATTAGAATCCATGAAGTTCTATATTTCATGGATTTTTACAATATTTTTACAATTAACACAACACATCGAATGTCTAAAAATCCGCATTAAACTCAAACACATCATCCGCCACCTTCTTCTCCGCTAGCGCGTATTCGCCCACCCTCCGCTCAAAAAAGTTCGTCTTTCCTGCGAGGCTTATCATCTCCATGAAATCAAACGGATTCGCAGCATTATATATTTTATCATATCCCAGTTGAAGGACAAGACGGTCTGCAACAAACTCGATATACTGACACATGAGTTTCGCATTCATTCCGATAAGACGGCAAGGCAAAGCCTCCGAGATAAAGTCCTTCTCGATTTCCACCGCATCACGCACAATCTCATACACCCGATGACGTTGAATCTTTTTCACCATCTTCGTGTATAAAAGCACCGCAAACTCGGTATGAAGCGCTTCGTCGCGAGAGATGAGTTCGTTACTGAATGTAAGCCCGGGCATAAGACCGCGCTTCTTCAGCCAGTAAATCGAGCAAAATGCGCCAGAAAAGAAAATCCCCTCCACACACGCAAATGCCACCAACCGCGTTTGGAACGTGCTACGTTTATCACCAATCCATTTCAGTGCCCAATCCGCCTTCTTTTTAATACAGGGGAATGTCTGGATAGCGTTGAAAAGGCGGTCCTTCTCCGTCGCGTCTTTGATGTATGTATCGATAAGGATACTATACATTTGCGAATGGATATTCTCCATCGCGATTTGAAACCCGTAAAATGCGCGAGCTTCGGCGAGCTGAACTTCGGACATAAATCGCTGCGCAAGATTTTCCATGACAATACCGTCACTCGCCGCGAAAAATGCGAGAATCATCGAAATGAAATATCTCTCGTCATGATTCAACGATGTCCAATGAACGATATCTTTTGTTAGATCGACTTCCTCCGCACGCCAGAAACAATCCACCTGTTTCTTATACATATTCCAAATCGCGGCGTCTTTGATGGGAAAAAGCACGAAACGATTCTGGTCTTCTTCGAGTAAGGGTTCGATGACCTGATGTGGTTTGGCGGAGGAGGCGGTGGCGGTGGCGGTGGCGGTGGCGGTGGCGGTGGCGGTGGCGGTGGCGCCAACAGGACTGGATTCAGCAAGCGCCGAGAGATTTTCTTGCGTAAGATTCGACATGTGACGATAATTAGGTGCGATGGAACGGTATTAATAGTATAAAATACGGTTTAATATTGTTTGCTAAAGAAAAGAACGGGCGATGGCGATGGATATTATAGAAGGATAAAAAAGAAACAGTATAAATCGATGGGTGTCATATATAAGTATATCAAATGGAACAAACAGACGAGCTACGTGTTCATGATTTTGATGTCGCAGTTATCAATTTAGACAGACGGACAGACAGGTTGTCCCATCTTTTAAAAACCGCGCCTCTCATGTTCCGTCGTTGGCCGGCAATCGATGGCCAAAATCTCTCGAAACATTATTTTGAATTCACCGATTTATTAGACACAATACGAAATCAACAACGTGTGCTGGGTGAAGTCGGATGTTCGCTTAGCCATTATTCATTATGGAAGGACCATCTCGAGAGACGAGGCATCCGAGACGGCCGCCGACATGAGCATCTTCTTATTTTCGAGGATGACGTGATGTTTTCCGATGCCTCAAAGGAACAATACAATCTCATGAAGGAACACGTATCACGTGGTGTTTCAGAACGTGGGCTTCAGTTTGATTTGATGTATGTTGGCGGACAATGGACGCCTGATTATGATATGGATGGCGCGAAGCCGCCTTATTTCAACTTTCAAAGAACGACGAGAGAATCTCTCGGAACACATTACCGTGAATCTCTCGTTCCTGGAATATACAAACGACGTAATCTCTCGCCAGCGGTGATTCAAGGCCAACATAATATCTGGTATTCGCCATTATTTCGCACCGCGGGTGCTTACGTGATTAGCCAACGCGGTGCGAAACGATTATTAGAAGCGGTCGAAACCGATACCGCATTATTTATGAAGACGCCTCTCGATATGTGGTTGCTTGAAATGGACTTTCGCGGATATATTGACGCATTCGACCGTTTTCCACATCCATTTTATCAGGCTGGATTCGAAATGGTGCGAGAGCCGAGTCACGCTGCCAACGATATTCATCGCGGGGTATTTTCGAAGGTTGAACTTCCGCCGCAATTCTACGGCCACGACGACCTTACCTAAACGACCTTCATCGAAAACGTCGCCCAATCAAAACCGGCTTTCCACTTCACACGGCCATCCACCTCACTATATCCTTCCTTTTGAACGATATATTGTTCATTCGCCAGCCAACAATCATACTTGGGTTGAATATATTCGGTGTACATATAATCGATATTTCGCCGCTCCAAATCCGGCAAATCCGGAAATGTATCTACCAACGTGAGTATCGGTTCATACATATGCTGCTTTACGAGGTAGGCGTGATTACACCAAACGGTTCCTTTCACCCATTTACGAGATTCGTCGATTCCATCGTATTTCGTCAAGATACCGCCAAAGTATAAGATATCCCACTTTCCGTGAGATGGGAATGGAATGGTGGCGAGTTCGCGAATATTCTCTCGAATCAATACATCATCTTCGAGAATAAGGACCGACGAGAGATTCTTACGTTGGGCATAACGTATCGCGTTGATATGCGACCGAAAACAACCGACCTTTGTATCTTCGGTGTGAATATGATTCAGTAGAACAGAATGTGGAATGCCATAGGATGTGAGGTGTTGGCTTACATAGTTGGTTCGTTCGGGGCGCTCATGAAGACATATCACGACCACCTCTTGCGCGAATGGCGGTTGTGCGAGGAATGATGCCGCGCCGCCACCGCCACTGCCGCCGCCACCGCCACTGCCGCCGCTGTTGTCGTTGGAACCACTTATCTCCGGTGAAGACGGCGGGGTATGTATTGCTTGTGGCGTGAATGCGGCGTCGGATGAAACCGACGATAATGAACGCCGACTCGTTGGCGGAGAAACACGGTTCTCGTCGATACGCTTGAAATATTTCATTTCAGAACCGGCACTGCCGCTACCTCCATCTGCGGTAATCACCGAGAGATACGGATTCGTCACTTCAATATACCGATTTACTTTCATGAGGTCGGTGATTCGTCGAGAGATTTTCGCTGAACTAACGCGAATACTGAAAAATCCAATCCTGAATCGTTTATTTGAAATGGTCATACCGACGCCGCCACCGACGCCGACGCCGCCGCCGAGACTGTCATCGGCATCGATTTGCTCACATTGCTGGTTTTCCTCAAAGTATGTCGAGAGAATATCGTATTCACTTCCTTCGCTGTCAATCGAGCAATAATCGATGATTTCCGGCGCGGAATATTGACAACACAAATCATAAAGTGTTATCGTATCGACCTTATACGATTTGAATGCCGCACGAACCGTCCATTCTTGTTCATCTTTATTGTTTTCAAGCGCACTCTTCAGTCCGCTATATTGCGGTGTCTCGAGAGATTCATAGAAAAACGCGCCACGACCGCTGCCATTCGAAAGCGATGATGTTACATTCGATACCGCGGCGAGCACGGGATTGGCACGTCTCGCCCGAAGTGCGGATTCATAATGTTTCGCCGGCTCTACCGAGAGACCACGCCATTGCCGATGTCTCTCGAAGAAGTAACTCCCAGAGTTGGTTTCACCATCCCCCGCACCAATATCGATAAAATACCCGCCGTTCTTGCCCTTTACAATATATTTATCATAAAACTGGTCGTTTCGAAGAGGGTGATAATACTCTGGATAAAGGGTAAGGTCATCGTCGGCGGCATCGGCCGCCATTTTCGGTCGATAGACATCAAGCTCCATCTTTTGCTTATGAAGAAACTCGTTTTTACGCATAATATCCCCTAATATTGTCTCCCATAAATGCGTGCCGTAGGATTCCGGCGGAAATTCATACGGCACGGTCTCGGAACGAAGAAATGCTTCGGTGTCCTGCCAGTGAAGCGGCATAAACATCTTCCAATCAAGCACGCGAATACGATACTTATGTGTATAATGCGGGTGGTTTTCAAGAAGCTGTTTATTCGAATCACGGATATGATGCGCCCAGATTCCCAAACGTAAGCCCGACTTGAACTCATTCAACCATAATTTGATGAATTCGTTCTTCGGTTTCGCCGCCAAAAATGCGTTGATGAGTGCGCCGCTGCCCCGACCATTCGCGCCTTCGCGTTCTTCGCTGATATAAAATGAATGACCGGACGCGAATACTTCATGAAAGGGGCGAACAATCAACATATCGATGTCAAGATAGACGCCACCATGCTCGTATAATAACTCGAGACGCGCCACATCCGCCTTATACTGGAAATGCTTCAACTCGAATCCATCATAAAACTGGGGGGCGTCCATTTTATGAATCTTCACGCGCGGGTGCGCCTTTATATCCTCCCAGTAATGATTTTCGGCGGGGGGCTCTCTCGTATTATAAATCCGGATTTCGTATTCGGGCATATACTGTATCATGGAATGAATACACCGATGATGGAAATTATAGAACTCGGTCTCGCCGAAATAAAGAAGATGGATGATTTTCGGGATTTCGGCGCAAGGGTCGGCGGGGTATAACATACCGAGATTGGCTACGGATGCTTCTTTGATGAAATCGGGGAGTTCGGAGTCGCTGTCATTGACGCCGCCACCGCCGCCGCCGCCGCCGTTCGTGGGCGTGGGTGAAGGCGTATCCACGATTTCCTCGAACTGCTTGATTGCCTCGGGTGGGTTCAACGTAAAATTCGAACTTGCGCGGTAAAATCGGACATAGTTGGTGTCGCGCTTGTTGTAGGTCGGAAAATAGTCCAGATACATATCGGCGACCGCGACCAGTTTTTCATGGTCTTTATGGTAATGTTGTTGATTATGGATTTCTTGTAACATTTGATTGCGGTCCATGTATTTCGAACTGTTTTGATAGTATTGGTGTCGAATACGCCGGAGAGCCGCAGCCCCCTCTACTTCCGCCGTCCCCGCCGCGTGACAATATCGCCCCCACGCCATCCCGCGCGACCTACATTCGTTATTGATGATATTATCCTTAACCCTTGTGATTTCGTAATAATCATCGAATCCGTGTTCTTCGACGATACCTGCGCCGACCATTTGCGCCCATGCTTTTGTAGGTTCGACGGTGTAATGCGCGTGTCGTTCGGGCATACGGCATATATCATCGATTGCGACGATGGTATGTGGGCCCGCCGCGAGTCGTTGTGAATTCAGAATATCCTTCAAAGGAATATCTCCCTGATGACCACCATCAACGAATATAAAATCGAAGCGCAACGGCGGTGCGGTCAAAGGGTTCTTCATCCGATGCGCGACCTGTTCTTCGTATTTCGCCACCGTCGTCGTGCTGTCGCCTGTTACGAGTGTATGCCGTCCTGGAAACACCGAGTCGATATAACGTTTCGCTGCGAATACATACGCATACTCTCCGAGGTCGAAACTGACGACTTTGGTCTCTGGTGGCGTGATTGCGAGGAATAGGAGCGCGGAATGCCCCGCATTAAAACCGATTTCCATAATGGATTTCGGCGATGACAGAGCGATGAGCTCACGAAGCCGCGCTATTTGATGAGTGATTTGAAAGGAACCACCTTCCATGATGTGGTAATCCGCGATGGCGTTGGTGAGACCTTGAAGGAGTTCGCCGTGTTCAGCCGCACGGGTCTTCGCGGTTTCATCGGGATATGACATTATACAATTTCAGGTTGTGAATAATTGTATAATACTTTATATGTTTATATGTATTTATTAGGGTTCGGGCGTCGGAGCGGGCGCAGGCGCAGGCGCAGGCGCAGGCGCGACGTATTTGGGGTTCGGATATTGAACCATTTTATTTTTTATCTCACCGGTTGCTTCGTCTTTCCACACGAGGACTTCCTCGAAAAACTCGGGCTCTTCATATGGTTTATAATGTAAGCCGTGGCGCGCACACAACAAATGAAAAAGTATCGTATCATCATTCCCCCATAAAGAGTATTGTTCGCCTTCCATTTTGTAATTGTATCGGCTTGTTTCCCCATTCTGGCTTATCAATACATATTGAATTGTTGCTGATTTACATGGTTCTATACTTACATGTTGAAGGTCGATGCGGGCGCCTTCAAGTGTTCCTAAAAATATCATCAACATTATGTATATATATCTTATATATCTAAAATTCATATTAACTTGAACCTGCGCCTGTTTGTTCCGTAGCCGTTCCGTATGGTATGACCTCATATGACAGGTTCGCCCCATATATTGTTCCGCCTGTAAAAGTTGAATAAGAGGCAAACCCTAAATGCGTCAAAGATGTCCCGCCCGCCCCGTGTTCTCTTACAAAGTTCCATTTTTCCAATCTTCCCAAACTCCCGCCTGGCTCTCTATGTAATAAATGACATTCGCCGTGCGCCACAATAGACCTTGACCTATCCAGTCCTACATCATACGCCATAGACACTTCAAAATGAATATTTAAATAATAATCGGTTCCTCCCGTGTTCGCTAATGTTGGAATATTCGCAAGAACTTCGGAAGTTTCAAATGTATTATAAATATTCATCCCACCAGACCCAGTTACGGCTGGATTTAAATACACATCTGCATATGGGGGCATGGGAAAGGCATTTACTGTGCGAAATTGGGTATATAGGGTATATTGTGTCGATGAATTATTTTGAGTTGGATAAGTATGAGTATTATTCATTAGAAAGAGGGGGTAATTGATTGAAGCGCCTGGACCACCCCCTAGAAGACGTAAGCGAAACAAACCTCTTACTTTGTTTGTTTTCAAACTTACAGCGGCTGTAAGAGCAAATGTCACTTTATTATTCGCACCAGTCCAATACAAATTATTAATGGCACCACCCGCTGGGCCAGTTGGACCAATTAAACCGTTGGCACCGGTGGGGCCTGTTGCTCACACCGCGCCTGCGGGTCCTGCCGTTCCTGCCGTGCCTGTTGCTCCTGCTGGACCTACTGGGCCTGTTGCTCCCACCGCGCCTGCGGGTCCTGCCGTTCCTGCCGTTCCTGCCGTGCCTGTTGCTCCTGCTGGACCTACTGGGCCTGTTGCTCCCACCGCGCCTGCGGGTCC